CGGGCAATTTATTATTCCACAGTAGCTCAGTTGGTAGAGCAATCGGCTGTTAACCGATCGGTCGCAGGTTCGAGTCCTGCCTGTGGAGCCATTTTTTTATTTGAAAGGCTTTGCTGCCGCTTTAGCTCAGTTGGTAGAGCACTTCCATGGTAAGGAAGGGGTCGTCGGTTCAAATCCGACAAGTGGCTTAATATAAAACGTTGGTGCTGTAGGTGTTTCGCTAATATGCGAAGCTTTTTTTATTTGCCTAAAAATAGCAAAACACCTTATTCGACACCTTGTTTACTAGATTTATAGAAATTATCAAAAGTTTTTGCCGCTTCTGAGTAACCATCTTCGGTGATATGTGCATACGTATTTAATGTAACTTTAATATCTGAATGTCCTAAAATGTTTTGAATGACTTTTACATTAATACCTTGTTCGAGAAGGAAGCTTGCAGCAGAATGACGCAAATCATGAAATGATATTTTAGTAAGATCGTTATTTTCTTTTTTCTCTAAAAATCGATTAAACATTCTAGTGACAGAAGCGGGGGTGAAAGGGGTACCGTCGCCATGACTAAAGATTAATATAACGGTTTTCCCATCTAAATCTTTTGCCCCTTTCCATTGCAAACCTAACTTATCTTTGTTTTTTTGCTTTTCTTTTGCAAGTTCTTTAATTTCTTCCATCAGTCCAGCGGGAGCGGGGACAATTCTTTTTCGCTTATTTTTAGTTTCATCTAGCTTTATACCTTCGCTAGCACTCTTTATAACCGCTCTATAAACGTTAATTGTATTTTTATTGTAATTCATATCTTTAGTTGTTAAACCGATGACTTCGCCACGTCTAAGACCGCAATAGAGCGCTAATTTAATCATTACTTGTTGATATTTTTGTAATATCTTAATGCGATCTATTAACACTTCTATTTCTCGTCTATTATAAATATTTTTTTCGGGTACTTTATAGGCAGGTTTTTTCACTGATAAAGATACGTCTGTTTCAGTAATTCCCCACAATGTAGCATATTTAAATAAACTTCTAATAACTCGATGATGTCCCTCTAAAGCGCTCGGACTAACTCCTTTTTTTTGAACTTCATGAAAGTAGTCGAGCAACTGCATAGTTGTAATTTTACTTATTTTTTTCCTCTCAAAATAAGGTATAATCCAGTTGTCGAGAAAGAGATTATACTTATCAATAGTATTTCCTTTTAGCTCTCTTTTTGCGTAATTTATGCGCCATTTCTCAACGAAATCAATAAATCGCATATCTTTTATTTCTGTGTAATCGCTCGAATAGACATAAGCTTCAAAATTAGAAAGTTCTAGTTTTAACGCTTTTACTGTTTTAGCTGTGACGTTTTTTGTTTTGCGTATTTGTTTGCCTCGCGTGTCATAGCCTTTCGAAACTCGCAACTCGTATTTATTATTTCCTAAAGACACATAACTAGCCATATTAGTCTCCTTTCGCACATACGTTCTTTTTTTCGGTAAAAAGAAAAGCCCGGAGGCTCTCTTTATTTTACATATTTTACAAATCTTTCGAGCTTCACTATATCTTTTGATGTAATGTTTAATTCTGTTACTAAATCAATATCTTTTGTTTTATTGTAAAAGTAAAAAATTGCTTTTGATTTATTTTCAATTTGCGTTGAAGTACTGTTTGTTTTACCGCTACTTCCCGCTAACGCTCCTACTACCGTTCCTGCTCCTCCACCAACTATTCCTCCAACCACTCCGCCAGCTATAGTTTTCCCAGCTTTACTATTAGTTTTAGTGCGAGTGTTGTAGGTCGCACCTAACCACTTGTAATCAACAAAATAAAATTCATCGTCTGTAACAAGACCGTTTTTTGATAAAAATATTATTTTGTTTGAAGGGATTAATTGAATCATGTTGTAAGTTGTTCCAGCTGCGCTTTTAATTTGAAAACCTAAATCTTGTTGAGCTAAACCAAAGTTCAGTTTAATATGAGGCGAATCTTCAGGAATTGTTTTTGTACTAAACTTTACGTATGTGCCTTTTTTCCTCTTTATTCTTAAAGCGAGCCAAATGAATAGGGCAGCAAATGCAAATTCAACTAATGCCATGCCTGGTAATTGTGATACAGCTAAAATAATAATACCGGTAAAAATAAACAAACCAGCTAGTGCAAATAAAGCTATCATCCCGTTATCTCCTTTTTATAAAAACATAATTATTAAAATTACTATGACAGGAATAGTTATCAACAATGTCATTAAACAACCACATCCTGACATTAATTTACCAGATTCTTCCATAATTTCGCCGGCTTTTTGTGCTTTTCCGTTGTTGTTGCTTTGATAAATGATTGGTGTTAGACAGTTAGGACATTGATTTTCGTGATTGTCTAGTGCATGTCCGCATTTAGGGCAATACATATGTTCACCTCGTCAAAATTTATTAGCACCCATAATCATAAGGATAAAAAGAGTTATCCTCCTGGAAAACTTGAATGGTAGAGCCAAAATGTATAATATAATTACCATTATTATACATTAGTCCATATTTTTCTCTATAATTCTCTACTGCTTCAATCAAAAATTTTTCAGTAACATTTAAAAAAGTAGCAGCTTCATAATATGTTCTGTAGCCAAGATCGTAGCATAAAGCGAGTGATTGTATATTTACTAAATATTCATGCGCTTTACGACGCGCAAATTTCTCCTGCTTGATATTTTCTACATTATTAAATTTCGTTATATCTCCAGCGGTATATTTCCAGTGCATTGCTTCTTCTATTATAGTACATCTAAGTTCATTTTCTGACAAATCAGGATGAAGATGTACTACTTTATTCTGTATAAGTCCGAAAAGTTTTGTTGGTAAGTTGTTATTTATAACAAAATTCAATTCTGGAAACTCTTGCTTTAATTCATAACTTGTTTTATTCATCAATTAGCCCCCTAATGTTAATTTTTAGGCAACTACTCTTTTTGTGATCTGATAAATTTTAAATATTTTTCTATCTCTATTCGTTCTTCTTCCGTCAAATCATTGTCAATATGCGCAGCTAGTAAGTCGCTGTTGTCGAATTTTTCACGACCTAATAAATAATCAGTTGTTACATTAAAGTAATCGGCTAACTGAACGATTAATTCATCTTTTATAGCACGTTTGTCTGTTTCCCACATTCCTATAGTACTTGTTGAAACATTTAAATCTTTTGCAAGTTGAATTTGAGAGATACCTCTTTTATTTCTCAACTCAGATATTTTTTTGCCTATAGTCATAATATCTCCCTCCTTCTTAAGTATCACTATAAGTGATATTTTAAAAAAAATAAACAAAAATCACAAAAAGTGATTGACAATCACGTAAAGTGATAGTATTATTATCACATAGAGTGATAAAGGCGGTGATTAATATTAATAATCTCAAAAAAATTCGCATTGCTAAAGGTATTACACAATTAGAAGCAGCTGAGGCTATCGGTATTTCTTATAGTTTACTTTCTAAAATGGAAGCAGGTTATCGAGGTAGTTCAGATAAAACAAAGATTAAAGTAGCAAATTTTTACGGAAAAAGCGTTGGAGAAATTTTTTTTAATAAAGAAATCACTAATAGTGATAATAAAAAACTAACCGAAATAGGAGGCTAGAAAATGAAAAATCGTTTAGAAGATATTGTAAATAAAGAGCAATTCATTACATCCCAAATCGGAAAAAAGAAACTTGATGATGTAATGAATGCGCTTGAGGAATTGGAGAATGAGTATGAGCTAGTACCCTGTCAAATTGAGGATATAGCTAAACATTATCGATTGGTAAAACTACTTCCATTTCCTTAACTGACAATTCAAAAATAGGTTTTTGATATTCAACTGCATATTTTCTGAAATTATAGTTGACTTCCCCAACAGTGTTGGCGGCAACATATATTTGCTCAATCAGATCGTTTGCTACTTCCGTTTGACAGAACGGACAAGTAATATGAGATGACTTTACATTCAGGTTTAACGGAAAATTATTTTCACATTGTATGCATTTTAAACTAGCAATTGTTGTTTTCATAATATCACCTCCAATCAAACTAATTATAGCAGATTGGAGAGTAACCAAAACAGGAGGCTAAACCATGTTAAGCGAAAAAGCAAAGGAAGCACGGAGAGTATACCAACAACAGTGGAGAGATAAGAACAGAGAACATGTAAGAGAATATAGCAGGAAATGGCGTGAGGAAAACCAGGAAAAACAAGAAGCTGCTATTAATAGATACTGGGAGCGCAAAGCGAATGAGTTAATCGCAAACTAATAAAGGAGGCTAGAAAATGACTGTTGATGAAAAAAATGAAGCTTTAAAAGTTGAAAAAGAAATCAGAGAATTAAAGAAAAGGGCTATAGACATTGGCGTAAGTAATCTGGAAAAACATATTAAAATTGGAGATTCTGCCATGGTTGCAGCCATAGCAGAAATCCTAAAATAAATCATTTTGGTAGAGCTTCGTACAAATGTAAAAAGTCTTTGGCAACTTTTTCAGCAGAAACTTCTGTGCTCCCGATAGAAGTTTGACCGATTGTGTTATTAATTCGAGCATTATGTTCTAACATTGCTTTAATTAATTCCAAAGAAAGATTTGCTTTTTCGTAATCCAAAATAATCACCTCCAATCAAACTAATTATAGCAGATTGGAGAGTAACCAAAAATAGGAGGCTAGAAAATGAAAAAAATTGCATTTACAAACTCTTTCCTAACTAAGAGAAATAGAAAAGAGTCAGTACTCACCATTGAATTAAGTATAACTGGCGAAGATTTTAGCGATTTAAGTATTTTGCCGGAACTTTATTCAGAAATTAATTCATTAGTTAATAGATTATCGGAAAAAACTAACGGCGATTTGGGCAAAAGAAAATAGGAGGCTAGAACATGAGTAACGAAGAGTTAACTTTGTCAATCAAAACTAGTCAAAGAGAAGATGGGTCTGCATATAATGCCATTCAACTTGGTGACTGGAAAGTAGGACGATTTGTAACAGGTGTTCATTTAGAAATACTAGGCGGTAAACGACCAAAGTTAATTATTGAATGCTATCCAGAAAGAATAGATGTAGATGGTTTAGAAGTAGAGGCTCTTTTAAAACGATTAAAGGAGGAAGAAAAATGAATGACAACATTAAAAAAGCCGGAAACGAAATAATCAAGGAGTTAGAAATATCATTTAATCCATACACAAGAGTAGTAATTACTGTAGATGGAGTGAGAATTGTTGAGGATTTAGCGTTTGAACCACTCCGTGTCAGTTCTGATACAACCGACACGAAGCAATGATTAATTAACTCTGTTATAACTATGAACTTTATCCAATTGAGACAAAGCAGTTCCTAGTGAACCAGAATGAATAAAACTTAAATACTCTGATTGAGAAACATTGTGATAGTGATAGATAGAGCCGTCATTAAATTCGATTTCTAAAATATCATTTTCCCAGCCAACGCTTCTGATTCTACTAGAGGAAACATGATTTCTTTGCATAAATATCACCTCCTTTCACAAAAACTATAGCATTGTGAAGGGGTGAACAGAAAGGAGAACAAAATGTCAAATTTACAAATCTTCAACTTTGAAGGAAATGAAGTAAGAACAGTATTTATTGAAAACGAGCCTCATTTTATCGGCAAAGACGTGGCAAAAGTATTGGGATATTCAAATAGCCGCGATGCATTAAAACGCCATGTTTTCCTTAAAAACAAGGGGGTCGTGAAACACGACTCCCTTGGAGGAAGCCAGAATTTAACCGCTATAAATGAAGCGGGTCTATATCAGTTGATTTTTAAATCAAAACTAGAATCTGCTGAAAGATTTCAAGACTGGGTTACTTCGGAAGTATTGCCATCTGTTCGTAAGCATGGAGCTTACATGACAAATGACACAATCGAAAAAGCAATCACTGACCCTGATTTTCTAATCAAACTAGCGACAAATTTAAAAGAAGAAAAAACGAAGCGGATAGAAGCGGAACAAAGGTTAGAAATACAAAAGCCGAAAGTGATGTTTGCGGAAGCTGTAAGCGATGCAAGAGGAACCATTTTAATAAGAGATTTAGCTAAGCTAATCCAACAAAACGGCATCGATATTGGGGAGAAAAGACTATTTGAATGGATGCGCCAAAGAGGATATCTCATTTCGAGAAAAGGCACGGATTACAATCGGCCTACGCAAAAAAGTATGGAACTGGGACTGTTTAAGATTAAAGAAACAGCGATTATAAGGTCAAGCGGAGCGCAAACAGCAATTACAGCAAAAGTTACAGGCAAAGGACAACTTTACTTTGTAAATAAGTTCTTAGAACAATCATTAAAAACAATTTAAGCGCCGCTACCACACGACGCTTACAGACAACTTAGTCACTGGGGAGCGACTAACAATAGTATATAACGATAAGTTGTTAATTAGTCGCAAAAAAATAAACAAAAGAGGGATTGAGATATTGTGTTTCAAAAATCAGTAACAGCAAGTCATGCGATGCAAGTTTTAGCAGAAACTCGCACACAAAAAGAGCTAGCAATAGACAGTTATGTAACGCCAGCACTGATAAGCAATCAAACGAAAGGGAAACGAACGGTTTCGCTTGAACAAGCGGAACAGTTAATTGATAGCTACAACGAACCAGAAAGCACTTTTATGTTTGCGCATGAATTTAGTAATGGAATGATACCACCGCTTTTCGACGGCTTAGACAGCCACCACGCTTCTTTAACTAACCGCTTTGAATTAGAAGTGGCGGAAGCGATAAACACGCTAAAAAACGGCTTAGAGACGATGACATTCAATTTAAGAAAAGGTGACATGCTACAACGAGAAGCCGCGAAACAAGCTATTTCAGAAATAACGGATGTTATTGCATCTGCTCTAACACTGAACGCAAGTATTGCAAGAACTTTCAACATAGACTTACAACAAGTTTTGAACAAACGTGATCAATATTATCAAAAATCTGGATTAGTAAGGAGTTGTGAAAAATGAACAAAGTACTTGTATCAGCTAACTACGAGGGTTATGAATCAAAAAATATTAATTTCGCGGAATTAAATAATATCGTTAAAGGCCGATTTGAAAATATGGACCAAAAAGAACGAAAAAAAAGAGCAGATAAATTTAATCAAAAATTTGAAGTCACTAAAGAGCTTGTAAATGGACATTTACGCGAAATTATTATACCGAGGCGCACACTATGAAAGGTCAAATGTTATTCAGCATCTTAGTCATAATAGCGGCGGCATTAGCGTTAATAAACTTATGTAATTTGATTTTAATTCTAATTTTAATTTAGGAGGCTACAACAATGGCAGAAAGAGTTTTCAGAAAGACAACAAACTTCGGAGATAGCGAAATTCATACAAATAGTAAAACAAAAATGATTGCTAATCCGGCATTTCAGCAGAAAATCCCGTTAAACGAAACAGGTTGCGAAAAAATGACAGACTATATCGAAGAGCTGAAGCTTAAAGGCTATGAGGAGGTCACGCGCTGATGGATTTATTTATTATATTGTTTTTCGTGTCGCTAATGTCAATGATAACAGGCTACTGGCTGAGAGGAAGTGATAAACGTGGTTGAAAATCCGATGGTTGTTGATGCTTGTTGGTCCAGTTTTGAAAGGATAAGCCAAATTTGGCATAACGAATATTTAGAGGAATTAGAGCGTACTAATGAAGAAGAGGCGGAAAACGAAGAATAAAAAAGACCCACATAGCAGTGTGAGTCCGGGATTTGAGATATTACCTTAATGAAATTATACCTTAAATCCAAAATTTAATCAATGGAGGGATAACATGGATAATTTTAAAACGATCCATTACGGCTTTAAAGTCGTGATACATGATTATGAAGATGAATTAACACCGCTTTATAACTTACTAAAGAAGCAATCAACTAACTTAGAAGGATCTAAACTATTTGATGAATTAATTGATATACATGAAAAGCTAGCTAAAAAAATCGAGCAGAGAGAAGGAATAAAGGCATGAAATTATACGAATTGACTCAAGCATATAACCAAGTTTTAGAAATGGCAGAGGACTTGGACACAGAAACACTACAAGATACGTTAGACAGCATTAGAGAACCAATAAAAGAAAAGGCTGAAAACATTATAAAGATGGTAAAAAGCATGGATGCAGAGGCTGACGGATTGGCTAAGGAAGCAGAGAGATTAACGAAGCGAAAAAAAGCGCTAGAAGCAAAAGCAAAAAATATGAAAGAGTATTTAGAAAGCGAAATGTTAAAAGTGGATATCCGTAAAATTAAAAGCCCCTTATTTACAATCAGCATTCAAAAGAACCCTCCTAGCTTGCGTTTAGAGGACGAAGAAAAGTTATTCATGTTTTTAGTCGAACAACCCAAAAAATTGGATAAAAAAGCTATTACAAGCGCTCTGAAAGAGGGCAGAGAAGTACCAGGGGCTGAGTTAGTACAAACTGAATCATTGAGAGTGAGGTAGGAATATGAAAACGAGCGAGTCAATTATTGAGATAAGTAAAGCATTATCTAAATTTCAAGAGCAAGCCGAACAACCTGCTAAATCAGCGGATAATCCATTTTTTAAAAGCAAATATGTACCTTTAGAGAGCGTAATTAGCGCAGTAAAAAAACACGCTCCCAAATTAGGATTATCTTATATCCAAATTCCGTTAACGGAAGAAAATAAAGTGGGTGTAAAAACGATTTTAATGCACGCTAGTGGTGAATTTGTTGAGTTCGACCCGTTTATGTTGCCTCTTGATAAAAACACAGCACAAGGAGCCGGAAGCGCTCTGACATACGCACGCAGATACACACTATCCGCCGCTTTTGGGATTGCAAGTGATGAAGATGACGACGGTAACAGCGCAAGTGGAAATACAAAGCCAAGTAATAAAAATCAAGCTAAACAGCAAACGCAAAACAATCATTTAGCGTCAGATGCACAGAGAAAGGCTATATTTGCAAAGGCTAAAGTTGTCGGGGAACCATTCGGACATGATGCTAAATTTGTTTTAGAGAGCTATAAAGTGACTGATACTAAATCAATGAGTAAAAGTGAAGCTTCGGCACTAATCAAGAGATTAGAAACAGAGATAGAAGCGCAAAAACAAGTTGAGTAGGAGGCAATAAGCTATGTCACTTGGGTGGATTAAACTGCATAGGGATTTAAAAGAAAAGCCAATTTGGAAAAGCTCTACACCTGAGCAAAAAACCATCCTTGTGACTTTGTTAATGATGGCAAATCACAAGGAAAATGAGTGGGAATGGAGAGGGAAACCTTTCAAAGCAAAACCGGGTGAATTCGTCACAAGTATCAAATCAATTACAGAAGAATGTGGAAAAGGTATCTCATCGCAAAATGTCAGAACAGCGTTAAAAAGATTTGAAAATTACGGATTTCTAACAAAGGAATCAACGAAGGTTAGCACCCTTATAAACGTAGTTAATTGGGGAGTTTATCAAGAGTTAGAAAACAAAACTAACACAGTTACTAACAAACAGCTAACAAACGACTCACAAACAGCTAACAAACAGCTAACAACTAACAAGAATGTAAGAACTAAAGAATGTAATAAAGATAACAACAACATTAACAACAGCGATTTAAATTTTAAGGATTTTTGGGAACAAAATGGATTCGGAATGATGCTACCGATCGAGCAAGAAAAACTACTTGCATGGGTAGATGATTTTTCTGGTAATCAAGAAATAGTTTTTAAGGCATTGGAAGTTACTTCCGAACAAGGAGCTAACAAACGTAATTATGCATACGTTAATAAAATTCTTAGAAACTGGGAAGAAAGAGGATTTAAAACGGTTGCTGATGTGAATGCAGCGGAAGAGGAAAGGCGAAAACAAAATGAACAGAAGTATAATAAGCCCACTTACGGCAAATACAACAAGAATCAGAAACAAGAAGTATTGCCTGACTGGCTTGATAAAACAGAGAAGCAGCCAGAGAATAAAAAAACAGAATCAGAATCAAGCGGAGATTTAGAAAAGAAAGTAGCGGAAATTAAAGCGAAGTTAGCAGAGAGGGACGAGGTGCAGACGTGAAAATATTAGACGCATGTTGCGGTAGTCGGATGTTTTGGTTCGATCGCACAAATAAAAACGTCACTTTTATGGATAATCGAGAATTAGAAACAGAATTATGCGACGGGAGAAAACTGGTTGTAAAACCAGACGTAGTAGCAGACTTTAGGAGTATGCCATTCGATACCAATACATTTCACTTAGTCGTTTTTGATCCGCCACATTTAGTGAAAGTTGGCGATAAATCGTGGTTGGCCAAGAAGTACGGAAAACTAGACTCTGCTACTTGGCAAGAAGATATTGCAAAAGGATTTAGCGAATGTATGCGAGTTTTAAAGCCAAACGGAACATTAATTTTCAAATGGAATGAAGAGCAAATAAAACTAAGCGAAATTTTAAAAGTAATTGATCACGAGCCGCTTCTTGGCAATAAGAGAGCGAAAACGCATTGGTTGGTATTTATGAAGGAGTGAGAGCATGACAGAATACGCCCTCTACAAAGGCGACGATCTGTTAAAAATCGGTACGTTAGACGAATTAGCAGAGTTTAGAAAAGTAAAGCGTGAAACTATATTTTTCTACGCTACGCCTTCTTACAGAAAAAGAACGTCAGATAAGGGTTTGCGAGTGATAAAACTGGATTAGGAGGAAGCGGAATGACAAAAGATGGTACAAAAGAAGCTCTTGCAGAGGTAGGGGTTACTCGAAAAAATCGACTGCTAAGAAAGATATGTCGGCATAAGGATAAAGAGATATTTAAGGATACATCCTATGACGGGATACAAGGTGAAAGGCGTGTGGTGGTTTGCAGAAATTGTGGAGAATTAGTTTCTGATTTTATTGCAAAATATGAGGGTGGCGGCTTTAAATGAATATAATCAAAAAAGGTGACCGAGTTCAGACTGTAACGGATACAGAGTGCAATAGGGCGGAGAGAAGGAGGAAGCAGAATGAATCAAGCAGAACTAGATGTCGTTATAGAAAAGCATGAGAAATGGTTACGTGATGGATATGGAGAACGTGCAAATTTAAGTTATGCAGATTTAAGACGTGCAGATTTAAGTGGTGCAAATTTAAGAGGTGCAAATTTAAGAGGTGCAAATTTAAGTTATGCAAATTTAAGTTATGCAGATTTAAGAG